TTGCTTTCATGTCTTTTTCTACATTATGCTTTCCATCATCCACTCTAGAAATGCCCGCACAGGCATACCTAAAGGCATCCGATCCATGAGAATATTCATCATGCTCAACTTCTCCTGTAAAACCGCCGATAGATGATGACCATTTCTTTTTATAGTTTTGCAAACAAACAACGCCTTTATGACATTTCTTCGCATCAAACCAACACTTGCTTAAAGTAGAACGAACGAGGTTTATACCATCGCGAAGGTTATGTTGCTCTAAAATAATCCCCGTTAAGCCAAATTCCATAGCCTGTTGGGCAAAGGTAATTCCCGCTCTATCACGGGCGTTAGCATCATGTGGCCAGATATGTGATCCATAAGAGTAGTTCTTGGATTTTAGAATGGCTGCAATTTGGTCAATTGGAGTGTCTCGATGTTCAAAGTAGTCAATAAAGTTAATTTCGCCAGATCTTGTGACCTGGAAAAACCAGATTGCCATGAAGTCAGCTTGTCCTAAGTCCCACGCAGTATGTACAGGAAGAGCTTTATCGTAGCTAACATGTGTGATATGGCCCTCATCTGCCAAGTCTTTCATCTGACGGGCGTACCAATACCCTTCTTGACTTGCCTGGAAGGCTTCTTCTGGTGTTGACGGAAACTCTCGTAGCATGTCCTCTTTTAAAAGCGCGTACTTTTTACTGTACCAAAGCTTTTGCCCTTCAGATAGCTTGATCCCTTTGTTGGTGCTGGCCGCAAAATAATCGTTGAGGTAATCATCATATTTGACTGTTGGATCAGGTACGAGGCAGTACGACGAGTCACGAAACCATGGGAAGAAATGAAAGTAAAAGTCCAAGGGCCCAAGCGGTTTGGCAGATTTCTTCTGCTCCATTGCTTGTTGACAAAGGTCAAAGAAATAGCCTTCTTGACCCTCCGCTGTAGACTCAATGTATACGCTTTGGCCAACGTGTACTGTTTGCAATGACCCTGTAACGACCTCACGCGCTTTCTCTGGGTTCTTTGCGCAGATCTTACCGAATTCGGAAATATGTAGATAGTTTAGTGTTGAACCGCGCATTGAAGTTCCAACGCGAATAACGCTTCCGTGCTTGAATGCTAGTTCTTTAGCTGAGTCTCCAACAACTTTAAAAAGAGGCCTTAAGGCAGGGTGAAGATGGTCGAACGCGTACTTTAGCTTGTCTTGGAAAATATTAGCCGAATCGTCCAAGGTATGAGCGATAATAGCAGCAGCAACGTTATCGTTCCAAAGCACATTATCAAGGAGAAGAATAACAAAGAAAGTCGTAATCCCGATCTGGCGGCATTTGAGAACCACTTCGAAATTATGAAGGGATTCATAAAGCTCCTTCTGTGCCCAGTTCATTTTGAACTGTACTTGTTTCCCCTGGGGGTTCTTGATGAAATATAGATTGTTCAATCTCCAGCTTTGACTTGCTAGATTGGCTAACTGAGGATATTTTAGCAATGTATTCGCCAAGTTTTCTGAGTGGATCATCCAGCTCCTCGCTAAGCTCACGTTCCCGTTGTTTCAATCTGTTTTTACCAAGCCATATTAAAAGAGTATTATCTCCTTTTAAAGCCTTCTCATATTGTTTAGCTCTTAATAAACTTTCGCCCTTAGATTTCTTTTGTGATGAATAAACGGTGAAAGATACTCCATAGCGTTTTTCTACTTTTCTATAAAAAGTATCATGATGCATGTCGAAGTGTGGAGCTATTTCCGTACCTAAACAACCGGCAATTAAAAGTTGATCAACTTTTGCCCAGTCTATTTCTTTTGCGCCCCTTCCGGATCCACTTCCTATTTTAGATTCACCGCCTCCGTGTTGTTTAAATCGGCGGTCTATTTTGACTGGCTCGCTCAAGAGATTTCCTCGCCGCATTTAGGACAAACCTTTTGTTTCTTTTTGGAAGGCTTTTCTTCTTCCTCAGAATCGGGAATGTCGATTTCTAAACTTTCTAAGTCAAAACCCCAATCTAGTAGATTAGGTACGTCAAATTCGTTTGCAAGGATTTCGTAGTCAAAAGACCCGTGATTCTTATTCAATCGAATATTTAATTCTTCAACGTCGAGATCACTTAATAGCACATCGGGGACCCAAACTTCAATATATTTTGCTTTATTTTTTTTTAAAATGGAGATTCTTTGATGTCCGCCTATGATGGTCATGTCTAGATTGACGATGGGTTTATCTATGAGGCCGAACTTGATTAAAGATTTGGTGAGATGATCCCCTTGCTCTCTGGAAAGGGTGCGGGGATTTTTTGGATGAGGCTTAAGATCTTTGACTGCAACGGATTTAAGGGACCATTGAAACATCGAAAGGATCCTTTAATTTAGCATTGATGCTCTAGGTCTGCTAAGTCTTCATCACATTCCTCGTCTGAAAACATGACGAGGTTGTAAGCGTCGCGCAGGTTGTGCCCGTTTTGGACATATTCTAGCATAAGGTCAGCTTCTTCTGCTGATACGGTGAAGATTTCGGCAACGGCCTGGATTAGCGTAAGGCGAGTGGTTAAAGAGTCTACTAAGCTTTCGTCTATTTTAATTGATTCCACTTCGGCTTTACCTCTTTAAGATTACCTTTTTCATCGTATATGTCAGTAAGATTCCCTTGCGGGTTATCAAAGTAAAGCATGGGGCCTATTTTGCTATAGCTCCAGCCTTTCGAGAGATATTGATGGATCAAACTGAATTGATTGCTTGCGGTCGATATCATGGCCGAAAGGATATTGAAGGAGGATAAATTTGTAAAGGAATAAGAAACTCTTTTGCATGATCGTGGCACTTTCGTAACATTATTGTGTACATGAATTCTCTCATATGATATGATGATACTATCGGTTTAAGAAACAACGTGAGGGATGAAATGTACGCGATTAAAGAATACATGGAAGGCAAGTTCAACGGAGCTACGTTTATAGATAGCTTAAAAATTGCCAATTGTCTTGGAAATTTGGTAGATGATCCTTTTAAGGCGGATGTTGTGCGGCTTGAATACTCACCCGATGGTCAACTTATAGAAGTTCACCTAGAATCGTTCCCTAAAAAAGAGGAGGTATGGATGTTTAGTGTTAAAGAATATCGCTACGACAGGTTTGTAGGCGCAACTAATTTTGAAGATGCAAAGTCGTCGGTTGAATTTGCAAAGAAGGTGCCGATTTACCCCGGCGCTGTAGTTTATGCGGTTCAGATCGACTTCAACAACAACGGAGATCTTTTTGAGAACGTTATTTGGAGGTCAGTATGAGCAAGCTCCTCGATGATTACGAGTCAAAGCTTCAGGTTAAACTCGACGCTGCCATAGCGCAGCTTGAGGAAACCTTGAAGTTAATACAGGAAGAAGATAAGTTCTTTGGCCTTGCTTGGCCAACAGAGGGCCGGCTTTGGAAATTGAATAAAACGTGTGAGAGAATTTTATCGGAGTTTAGACCATGAGAAAGCCGCATTGCATTTTTGGATATTCCTCTTTTGAAGCTCCGGCTGATGAAGAAGGGCAAGAAGACATCTTGCGAGGTCAGATCCAATGGACACTTAGCGAGATGCATAAGATTGAGGATCGCTATAATCATGATGAGCCGGTCTTTGATAAAGACTATGCTCAATTAAACAGAGATCTACATGAATTTGAAGCGCAACTAGAAAGTCTTATGGATTGTGATGAAGATTAAGATTGGGGCCGTTTGAATATACATGCATTGAAATTAAGTGTAATGTTTGATAAACTCATAGTCTATAAAAGTTTACCGTGGAGGAATATGAACGCTTTACAATTAGATTTCACAGTGGACAAGTCTCCTGTTAACCCAGAGGAGGCTTATCTGATGCGCCTTGAGATGAAGAAGACTCAGGAGATGTCGCATAACGTAAGACGCGGAATCTTTGCTAGGCTTAGCGAACAAGAGAAGCTTGTCTTAAGTTTGCGCGAGGAAATTGAGCAGATGAGAGCGATCATCAATGAGTTTAAGGAGGCGGTATGTCTCAAGTGATCACTAGCCTTTATCCGGGTGTTTGTGTTTTTAAGGCTTATACAGGGGCGCAAGATGCACTCTTGATTAACACAGGGGTTACCATTCCCCTATCGACTATTTATAAGCTATACGAAAAATACGTTAAGGAGAAACATGACTACACCAATAAGACCTCCCTCACCGAGAGCATTGGAGAATAGCGCTGGTATTCATCGCAGTCCAAGTTTTAGGGTTCCAGTTGCTTTTTCTCCCTTATATGAGGCTATGCGACGTGATGAGTATCTTCAGAGAGTTCGAGAGAAGCAGTTTGGTCATGTATTTAGAAATGAAGTAAGGATGCCCAAGAAACCATGAAAAGAATAGTTGCTAGGATTCCTTTTGAGCAAGATGGATGCGCTTTTACCGATGAAGATCTTAAAGCTTTAATTATCAGAGGTCACGCGATAGGCTTGCTAGGGATTTCTATTGACAAGATCGCTGTAAAATATGATTCTAAAGAAAATGAGTATGTTGTCAGTTGGTTTGAAAAGTGGCCAAAATCTTTAAAAGATAAGTTAGGGATATGATGATCTTATTGCAACACAAGCCTCTTTGGTTTATGGGGCTTTGTGCGCTTTCAGTAGCTGAGAGCTATGCCTTCCATCTGAAACCAAGATCTTTAATCTATATGACTCCATCGCAGCTTACCGGGAAAGAGACAACGCTTCCCTTAAGAACAAAGCTTTGGGTAAATCTTCCGATTGCCCTTTCTTTAGCCCCTATTGCTTATTGTTTGTTTACCACGATTCCTAAGTACACGCTTCTTGAGAAGATTGCTATGACCGTTTTCATCGTAGCGCTTCGGACAATGGTTAGTGGTTCCATCAAGATTCCTTTCACCAATCGTACAATTGAGTTCGTTAACCCTTATGATCCGGGTCCTTTTAAAGCTAAGTCATGGGCTCCTGCTAAAACCCCGCCGCTTCCTATATCGCAGATAGCCTTAAGCTTAAATCGCCATGGTATCCAAAGTCCGGATCAAGCGTCTTAGAAGTTATTGACAACTTCCACATAGTGGCATATCTTGATAATTAAAAATGATAAAACAGCGGATTAAGTAGATGGCGAGGCCTAGAAAGTTCAAAGAGTCAGTGGTTATTTCTGTGGTTGTTTCCAAAGAACACCATGACCATATTTTATTCATGACTAGAAGTATGATTCGCCAGACAAGTAAGATGCTAACCATATCCGATGCTGTACGTATGGCGCTTGAAGCTCTCTATCCCCTTCCTAAAGATAAGCAAATAAAGCTATTTTAGTCTGTAAGGCGGATAAACTTCACCAAGCGGGCTAGGCATAGGCCGATGAGTTGGCGGGCACTCAATGTCAACAGCTTCTTCGACTACTTCTTCAATATCTCCAATGACAACAGGGTCGCAAAGAAAGCGTGCGAATTGGCATGACGTAAAAAATAGGCTAATCAGAACTAATGGGAGCTTGCGCATTGTTATCGCCTGGTAATAAGTTAGAGTCGACGGTGTCTTTTTTTTCTTTCAAAGCTTCATAAGCTTGTTTCATGAGAGATTCATGGTAGACGTTGAACTTATACGTTTCTTCGTAAAGCTCATCTACAGCACAGAAAACCTCTACCATTCCGTAAACCATAATCAGAGTAGCAATCAGTTGAGTAACTAGAATGCTGATAAACCACCATGTGGATGTTTTTCGTTGTGTTTTGTTTTTTAGTCCAGCGGGTATTACTTCCATGATTTTTCCTTAGTAGGGTAATGGTAAAACTTGTAAAGCGGGTTTGGGGGTGTTGTTTTTGGGCAGCGCAAAAATAATGTCGCTGATCTTTTCAAACTCGAAGTTGCAGATATCTTCATTTTCGTAGTGCAAAGAAAAAACTTCCTTTGTAGATAGGGTAAATGTTACAGAGTCTCCACACTTACAAATTCTTAGGCATTTTTCCAGATTGATTATTAGATCGTTGTAAGCATACCACTTCATTTTGCCTCTCTTGTCATTTCTTCAATAAAAGCCTGGTTCTCAAGAATTGCTTTTCTGGCCTGTTCGATCAGATATTGCTTAGAGAGGTGAATAAATTCAAGCTCTATCCCATACTCACGCACACCGCCTTTTCTTTGACAGTATTCCCAAGAGATTCGGGGGTCTCCATCAGCCCTTCCTGGTGCTAGGCCTGGAATCAACCAATCTGCGACCCCATCAATGATTTCTTTCATAGAGGCCACTAGATTATCGAAATCAGCCATTGTGGGAGCAACCCTTGTCATAACCACTTTCGTGGGCAATTCGGGCCTTTCCTGTTTGTTTAAATGGCATTTGATGATCCAGATCTTCTTTTTGTTTTGGGTATAGCTCTTAGTCCAATGTTTTTTGATGTTAGGTGATTCAAGTTCAATGTGAGGAATGAATATTTTCATTAAAAGTTAGCGTAGTCCATTTCGGGTTCTGGTTGAGTAGTTTCCATCTCTTTTGACAATATATGGGGGAATTTTTCCGAGATATTTTTCAAGAGACATTTTTAGTAAGTCTTTAAAACTTGGATTGTCGTATTGCACGAAAGTTGGAATTGTATGACCCGTACTATGTCGTATTTCGATACCTTTATTCAATATATCATAAACAACGGTTGTGGGGAATTTCAATTGATGCTCTATTTGTTTAGCTGTATGAATATGATCGTCAATCATTTCATCAATGCTATATGGTAACTCAACTTTATCTCTACACACCCATTTCAAAATCGCTATTAATGGTTTATCTTTGTAAGGACCTTTTTTTCTACGATGATATTCAACTGCATGTTGGACCGTTGCTTCATCGTACTTCTCAGTTAGCCAGATCGCATCTTTTTCAGTAATACCGTTACCTGCGATGTCTTGTATTCCTAAAAGGCAAGGGTAAAAAAAATTATTAATAGGTTCTGTATTATTAATGGGTTCTTCTTCAAAGGGTTCTTCTTTGGCTACCGTTTTTGGTAGTACCCCCCTACCGTTTTTGGTAGTACCCCCCCTACCGTTTTTGGTAGTACCCCCTACCGTTTTTGGTAGTACCCCTAGGAAAAATTTTAAATTAAAATCCCAAAGATCAACGCATGTGATAACATCAGCCTCTTGATCCCCCTCTTCCGAAAATTTTTCACTTATTCTTATTAATGGCATGCCAATTACAGGCTGGGGCATGGCTAACAATCTTTTAACTCGTCGGCAAGTCTTAACGTCCACCCCGGCCGCTTCGGCAAGGTTCTTCATGCTTTTAAAGCACTTGCTTTTATCGCCGGCAATTCTTCGGATAGCCATAAAGACAGCCAGTTCGACAGGTTTAAGCCCAATATCAAAAACAATATTAGGAACCATTGTAAAGTATTTTGCTAATGATGATTCTTCTTCGATGCGCATCTTAAAATTCTCCTTGGTAACAAAAGTTTATTTTGTTCAAGAATTCTAAGAAAACCGCTTGCGACTAAACTAGTAAATGAGCTAACATGTTGGAGAATGTGATGTTGTTAGCTCATCTAAGAAGTTCATTGGTAGTGGTTTTCTTAGGATTTTTGAACAGTCTGTTTTTAGTGGTTTTCTTAGAGGTTTTCTTAGGATTCTTGAACAGTCTGTTTTTAAAGTTAAAGTGTTAAAGGTCAAGACCCCTAGTTCTTCGGAACTAGGGGTTTTTGCTTTTACATAAGCAATAAATTCAACCCAAATGCAAGAGAGATCACCCCAAACAAATAAAACTGGACTAGAAGTTAACATGAGAGGTGATTTCCCTTGACATTTAAGA